GATCTTATAGTCCTCAATGGCCTCGATGTACCTGTTCCGGCCGGTTATCGTTCCCTGGTATCCGTCTTTCGTGGAAGAAAGGACCTTCAATGTGCCGCCTCTTATGAACCTCAGAGGACCAAGCCACAGATCCACGTCCTGAACATTGCGCACGGAAGATAGATCAGCACCCACAACGTCACCGAAGCCCATCAATGACTTGTTCTTTGGAGTGAATGGCAGGGTCAGAGACGAAGTGTAAGGGCTGTATTTCTTGCCCGGGTCTGAGAGGTTAAGATATTCCCAGTTGATTGCAATGGGAGCCTCCGAGATATCCGCCTGCCGTCCGTCTATGAGTATCCTCTTCATCAGAACCTCACGTTAAAGGTTTCAGGAAGAGTCAGCTCTACATTGAACGTCGCCCTTGCCCGGTCGCTCTTAAATGAACATCCCCCGCTAACCTCACACTCAACCCATGTGGCAGATGAATCCTCCGCACCGTCGGCACCGACAAACAGATACACATGACGTGAATGATACAACGCTTCAAGTAGCGGCCAAAACTGAGCATCGGCCTTGGTCGTGAGGGATACCTTCTTTGTCGCCTCGTAGCCGGTGATCTCCTTCAGGGTATTGACGTTTACCATTGTCGTGAGCACCTTGCCTATCTCACCGAGCTTCTTTGCTGACACATCATCCTGCCTGCTGCCGGTGAACGGGAAAGACACATAACCCAAAAGAGGATGCTGCCACAGCACGGGTATGTAATTCGGGCAGTCAGGGTCAAAGTAGATGATGATTGACTTTGATCCTGCGGGGGTGGTTATGGTTATTGTGTTGGCTCCCTTGTCAAGATAAACAGAGGTCTTTGCAAACTTCAGCTGGTAGTATCCGGGCGTTAGGGTGCCAGAATAAATTACCGTTGCCCCCGTTCCTGTGAGCGTGCTATCAACTGTTACCGTGTCATCGGCTGTTACCGTTGTGCTATCCGCTGTGTATCCACCGGACCCGCCTACCGTTCCCCTGGTGATCGTTGTGGCACCTCCGGCCCAAAAGAACAAAGCGTTATAAGTGTTCTTGCTCCACTTGAGGTTCTGTAAGCAGGAGTTAACGTAAACCCGATATAGATTGAACCCATTTTCGGCGGGCATCTGTTCGGCAAGGTACAGCCAGTAGTGATTAATCTTAAGGGTCTGCTCGTTGGCCGTGCCTCTCTCAAAGTAAATGTCAATGGCTATGTCTCTGAAATACTCATCAAAAGACTGCACAAGGTTGCCATTGATAAACTCTATGTCATCGGGATACTCGGAGCCGTCGAAAGACCGCATAAGATACTTCATTACATCCGACAGATCAACACTGAAGTAATGCAGACTTGAAGCTGTACGCAAGAATACCGCCTCAATAGTCACATCTTCCGTGGTTCCGTCAAAGACTATCTCTGCAATAGGGTTAGTCACGGCAGCTGCGCCGCTCACAGAGAAGTAAAGAACAGGGCGCATGAAGGGAGACAGCAAGTCGCCGTCACTCTGCATTTCATTTTGTACTGCTATTGACATCTTATTTTCTAAATAATCGTTCTACTTCTGTCGTCACGGTAAAAATGAAGTGATCCGCCAGCTGTGCCACCAGTCCGTCAAACCACTCGTTTGTCACCACATCCTCCACCACGTCGCCGGGGTTGTAACGGTTCGGAACTTGTATTCCCTCTCTCACAATCTTCCACGCTGCAGCGTAAGGATTCACGTCAATGCCCTTGTCCTTCACCCACTGCTCAAGAATGTGACCCAGTGACCGGGCCTGCTTCGCTGTCTTTTGCTTGTTGGGGTTTCTGCCTAACTCCATGTACTGAACATGATGCTCTGATTCCATGAATGCCTTGATAGTCTTGCCGTCGTCGGATACCTCAAAGGTCAGCCCCTTGGCATAACGCCCGGAAGCCTTTAATCCTTTCTCCTGGTATGAGGCAATCAGATCCTTTCGGGTCTGCTCCATGTAGGCGGTGACTATCTGAGAGGCATTCATCATAACGCCACCGCAGTTATCGTATTGGAGTTGGCGGAAGTCCCCGTGTCATTGTACGCCCTCACCCGGTAGTAGTAGGTTGTTCCGGTTGTCAGACCCGTGACAAGGCTGTACTCTTTATTCCCGCAGTCCCGGTTAGTAACCACCATTGAGGTGAACGTGCTGTTGGTTGCCACGTCAAGGTAGTAGCCTTCGGCCTGTGTCTTGAGCCAGTTGGCTACGAACATTGTCGCTGTACGGTCTGTCGCAGCCGTAGCAGTGGGGGCGGGGGGGGCGCTGTTTGATGTGTTCGGATCGTAGGTGAGCGGTTCAGCTCCCGAAAGATCCTCGCACGGGTGACAGTTATCTCTACCGACCCGCAGAAAGTCTGTAATAGGGCTTCCAACTGCGCCCTGAGAGCAAGCAGCCTCCGGTCATACTTCTGCCTCTCGGTTTCGTCAAGGCTTGAGAAGGTCCCTGCCGGGTCAAACTTCCTGCCCACCCAAAGGATTGTGCTGACGTTGTAAGCAGCCACCCCGCCGTTGTCAAGCTCTCCGTTCTCTTCAAAGGGGAACATACCCATAAACATCCCGTCGGTCAGGTCCTCCTGCGTTGCCTGCCAGTTCTGAAAGGGCTTGGCCCCGTACATGAAGGTCAGGGAAAGAGATTCAGCCACATCCTCAAAATACTTCACCGGATCAAACATTGTTCTGTTGTATTAGTCGTTTATGATACTCAGCGTCGGTCTTGTTCAGCAGCAGCTTTGTGAAGATGATGCTCCACGGCTGCTTGCCCACCTCGTCATACTTCAGCACATCACCACCGGCCAACCGGTCCAGTGAGGTGAACCATGAGAACTTGTTGAACTCTTCAATCCCGGCGTTCATCTCTTTTGCGTCAGGCTCGTAGGAGAGAGACTGCTCTTTCGTGTTGATCTCGGTGATAGCCTTCAGGATGAAAGTATAGAACCGTGCAATGTCAAACCACTTCATCTGCTCTACCTCTTCACGCTTCAGGTTTAAGGCAACCATAACCACCTCGACGATATCACTCAGCCACAGGTATTCTTTGTTGACCAGGTCCTGGATCTGCTTGACCCTTCCCCATTCCCATTCCTGCGGGTCGATATTGGTCAGGTTCTTTGCCCCGGCCTTCAACCCAAAAGCCTTGTAAAGCTCTCTCTCTTCTGTCTCAAGTGCGACAAACTCCGTGAAGGTGTAGTCATATAACTCGTCCTTTCTCATCCTACGGCGCGGGTTACGGGTTGACGTACCGAGATCTCCCAGTACATTCTCATGATAAACACGTCGAGCCAGTCAGGTGACCGGCCAAGGCTTTCTTTGATCTTCTCCTTCGGCAGTATCCTCAGTTTGCCGTCTTTGTCAGCGTCGTAAGTCTTGAGCATGCCAAGCTCGGTTGATATCATCTCTCTCTCTGATTCCGGCAATTCGCATTCAATGTAGATTTCCCTGATCATCTCTGCCAGCTTGTACCCGCACTCTGACTTGAGGTTCTGGTAAACCTTATTGACGGGGCTGGAGTTATTGACAAACCCCCTGCACCGTAACCCATCGACAACGCCCCCTCCAACGCCGTCCTCATCCACAAGCACGTCGGAGATGTTGATTCTCTCTGCGGTGCGCCAGGCGTTTATGATGTTCTTTATGTCCTCGGTTGATGATATGTTCAGGGCAGCGTACTTGACAAGCCTCAGTCCTTCCCACATCGTTATGATTGCCCGGTCGCTCCCGTAACGTGCAATGTCCGCAACAATCTTCTTCGGGCCCTTCGGTACAAAGTCGTTACTGAACAGGTCGTTTATCCTCTCGTAGTCTATCAGGGCCGTCGGGTCATCGTCGTATTCCCAGTTGCCAAGCATCAGCCTTTCCTTTGTCGCCCGGTCCTTGATGTCTGCAAGCTGACCGCCGTACACAGCAGCGGTGAAGGGGTTGTCATTGTAGAGCGCCTGGACGAACAGCGTATCCTCCGGCAGCGTTCCGTTCTTCGCCGGAAGGTAAAAGGTTGAATAGGTCCAGTTCTTTTTCGGGTTGCCGGTGATGGCAAGGGTAGCAGGGATGTTGTACTCGTCATTAAGGTGTCTTCCTATACGGGACTTCAATACGTCATAGGCTAAGAAGTGAATTTCCCCGGCTTCTTCTATTGCCCCGTCGGTGTACTCCAATGATCCAAGCCGTTCAAACAAGGGGTCGGAGGGGAGGTACTTCAGGTCAAGCAGGTCAACACGGGAGCCATTGGTGAACTCGATGTAATTATACTGCCCGTTCAGGTGCCACATGGACTGAGGTATGCCGTGGTGCTTACAGACCTTGCACCACGTGATATAGGTCGAGGTCATGAGCCTCTTTAACTCTTCACGTCCGATGAATGACTTGTAGCCCGGATATCTCAGGCAGTTGATAAGGCGGGTTTCACACAGCCACCAGGATTTCCCCGAACCTGAGCCCCCACCAAAGTAAACTTTATTGAAGTGGCGCAGACCTTCCCATGCCTCGTGCTGCTTATTTGTTGGCTTTATGTTGATCTTTATCTTCACCCGGTACGATGTAATTGATCTCTATTGCGTCAATGGTCTTAACACTGTGGTCGGTCTTGTCGGCGAGGCCCAGCTCACGGGCGATGATGTTTGGATTAAGCAGGTCGGCTGCGGCTCCTTCGAGCTTCTGAGAGAAGAATATTCCTCGTATGTGCGTTGTGATAGCCGAATATGCTTCTTGCTTTTCGTACTCCTGCCACGTACTCATAGCCATGTTTGCAAAAAGACAAAAGCCCTGAATAGTCATGGCTCTCATCTTTTTTACCTTCATTCTCACTCCGGTACCAAAAACCTTTTCTTCGTACAGGGGATTTTTCTCACACCACGCAGCATACTCGGTAGCTTTGTCAAGAAGCTCGCCGGGCTGGTACCTTTTCGGTTTCCTGAAGTTGTGCGCCAACTTCCAGTATTGATTCCCTTTGGGGGCCGGAGACATTATGCAACTAATTTTAAGGTTGTTTTATTCTTAATCTTGCCAACCAACATTGCCTGTAGGGTGCTCCGCTTTAATCCCATGAGCATTGCGGCAGAGGATATTGATGGGTAGATTGTTCCGTCGTCAATATTTACCACCCTAACTGCATTGTGAGTTAACATCCCTCGTGTATAACAATTCCCTTTCATTCTTTCTGCATGCTTTTGTCTTGTAGTCTCGGACGTTTTTTTGCCAAGGTTCGCCAATCTGATCTTTTCCTTTGTTTCCTCTGACATATTTTTCTTTCTCTCAGACTGGGCTTTTTTCCATTCCTCGGTATGTTTTCGCCCAATATGTGATGCCGCAATAAGTCTTTTGGTCTCTTCGGAATGTCTGTATTTTTTCGTATCCGTCTGTTGAAGCCGACAATTTAAACCCATCGGCCCCAAGACATCATAGTACTCCTGCCAATATCTTTCCCTTTCGTTAAAATCGACCCCATCGCAATTATCAATCAATTCAACAACATGCGCCTCATATCCGTACTTTTTTAATGACGCATAAAGCCTCCTTTGCCCCTCGCATTTCAGGGTTTTATATCGGGCAATTCTTACATCAAAATCAACAGCCTGTCCGATATAGACTTTCCCTGACGGACTTGTAATTTTATATATACCTCCTTTGGGTGCGGCCATTCAAATGTAAAACGATGTCGCAACAAATATACAACATCGTCTTACGAAATGCAAAAAAATTATTATCCCACCTCGGCGTACCTCCATACGAATCCGGCGGCGGTCTTTATTTTACCCTTTGCCGCCTTGCTTATTGTTGACTTGTCAACTCCGTGGGCACGGGCAGCAATGACCAGGGAGGGGTATGTTACCACCTTGCCGTCGGGGGAATGCCTCTCAATCGGTCGTTCATGCGTCCG